TAAATAAAAGTCAATCACCCTCATTCCACTATGAAGTAGCTAAGAAACTTATAACAACAAAACCGGGCGCACGTGTTTGCAACATAATGCCTAGAGGTTTTGGTAAGTCTATACTTGCAAAAGCAGCTATACTACATAAAATATGCTTCTCTCCGTCAGAAGAACGTAATTTTATAGCTTGGGTAGCAGAGGAACAAGGTCAGGCAATAGACCACTTAAAGTATATACGTAATCATTTAGAGTCTAATAAGTCTATTCAGTACTACTTTGGTCAATTAGCAGGTGATTTAGCTGGTAAACGCTGGACAGAGAAAGATTTAGTAACTGCTAAGGGAGATAGGATAATTGCTAAGGGTACTAGTCAGAGACTACGTGGACGTACAGAAATAGATGTAAGGTACACTGGTATCATCTTAGATGACTTTGAATCAGAGCTAAACACTAAAACACCTGAAAGGCGCTCAGAAATAAAGAAATGGGTTGTATCTACTGTATATCCAGCGCTAGAAGAATCACCGGGTAGGGAAGGTTGGATATGGTTATCAGGTACAATCGTACACTTTGATAGCTTTTTACAGATGACAATAGACGGATTTAATGAAGCAAAACAAAATAAAGAATCATACCCTTGGGATTTAAACTTTTATAGAGCTATAGAAAACGAAAAGCCAATATGGGAAGAACAATTTCCACTTAGTAAACTAGAACGTAAGAAAGCTGAATTTGCTGAAGCTGGTATGTTAAACAAGTTTGCGCAAGAATATATGAATGACGCACGTGATGCTTCTTCTGCTTCGTTTAAAATAGATAGAATTAAATATCATAATGGTATATTTAAAAGCCAAGATAGATTTTGTTTCTTAGATTTAAAAGGCGAGTCTATACCAATAAACGTTTACATAGGAGTAGACATAGCTGCAACCGCAACTTCTACGTCTGACTATCAGGCAATAGTTGTTATAGGTGTTGATTCAGATAAGAATAGATACGTACTTGATTACTACAGAGAACGTATACCTACATTTGATTTACCTGAAATAATTATACAATACGCAAATAAATATTCACCTGTGCGCAGAGTTACGATAGAAACAGTAGCTGCTCAGGAGATGGTACGTGATATGACAACAAGACTTGCGTCAACAGATAGAAGGTTAATGCCGGGTATCTTTAAAGGCGTAAAGCCTCCGGGTGGAATAAAAAAACAAGATAGACTTGAAACTTCGTTAGGAGCTATAGTAAATTCTAAAAAATTATACATACGCAAATCTATGACAGACTTAGTTGATGAGATGTTTGAACATCCTGTTTCTAAGCACGATGACTTAATGGATGCGTTGTATTACGCTGATTACTTTGCAAGACCACCTGCTAGTAGCAGGTTTAAGAAAGGTGCTTCAGATACAATATCTAAAGTGAGGAAAAAATTGAAATCATATAACTGGCTTACAGGCGCAAGGGTTTAATGGAATACGACCCGAAAGCGTTATACAACGAAGAATTATTTAAAAGATGGCGAGATGCTAGAGACTCTTGGGACTCTCAAGCACGTAAGGATTTAGATTTTTATTTAGGTAACCACTTTAGTTCTGACGAGTCTGACGAGCTACAGTCACGTAATCAAGCAGATATTCCTATGGATAGAATATCTCCTGCTGTAGAAAAGTTAAAATCTTTTATGACAGCAAGGCCGCCAGTGTTTACTGCTATGCCTCGTGAGGATAGTGACGTAAAGATGGCTAAAGTATGGCAAACAATGCTTGGTTCTATATGGGAGGGGTCAGATGGAGACTCTCAAGTAAAGCAAGCAATACACGATTTTTCAACTGTTGGCATTGGGTACTTATACGTATATGTTGACAGTGAAGCAGATATGGGTAGGGGCGACGTAAGGTTTGCTCACATCAATCCTTTTAGGGTTTACGTTCCTCCTTCTTCAAGAGATAGATGGTTTGGTGATGCCGATGGCATTATTTTGTCTACTATCTTAACAGGTGAGCAACTTGTGAACCTCTACCCAGAACTTGGCTCAACGATAGATAAGGAAACAGGAGAAGAGCTAGATAGTATTTTAAATGATATATCTACGTATTCAGATGAAGACTTTCCTAATACTCAAAATAAACTATCAAGAGATGTATATACACCATCAGAAACTAAAGATTATGATTACTATAGAGAAAACAAGTATCAAGTTTTAGAAAGATTTTATAAAAAGAAAGTTACCTTCTATAGACTTATAGATAATCAAACAGGCGCAGAATCTGTATTAAACGAAGAAGAGTTCTTAATAATATCAGATGAGAGAGCTGTAGACTTCGAAAGAAATTTATTATCTTATGAAGCCTTTTTACAAACAAGAGTAGCTGTTATGGTAACTTGTGGAGAAATAGTATTAGATGAGTATACATTAAATTTAAAAGACTATCCTATTGTTGCCTTTCCTAATAACTGGACTGAAACGCCATATCCTAGGTCTGACGTATCTAGAGCGCTACCAATGCAAAGATTGTTAAATAAGTTATGGTCACTAGCATTATCACACGCACAGGCATCAGCAGGTTTAAAATTACTTGTACCTGTAGGTAGTGCAGTAAATGGACTAGACCAATTAGAACGTGATTGGGCAAATCCTAATGCTGTTATAGAAGTTGATAGCTCACAAGGAGAACCTCACTATCCGTCACCTACTCCTTTGTCTGGAGAGTTTTATAGATTAATACAACAATGTGAGTTTTATATAGATTTTATATTTGGTATACCAGAAATAATGCACGGTGTTGCAGATAAAGGGCCAGAAACATTTAAGGGTACGCAACAAATGGTTGCACTAGGTTCTGAACGTAGTAAGTCAAAGCTACGTGATGTAGAACATAGTATTATAAAATTAGGTCGTGTTGTTTACGCAATGTCTAAACAACAGTATACGTATAAGAAATATTTTAGAACAGCACAGCCAAACAATGATTTAACAGAAGTTACTGTTAATATGTATGATGACGTAACTCAAACTATCATAGATATACAAAAAGATAAAAACAATATTGAGCAACACGACATACGTATTGTTCCGGGTTCTACGTTACCTACTTCCAAATATGCAGAACTTAATGTATATTTAGAGGCATACCAAATGGGTATAGTTGATAAACTTGAGGTCTTAAAAAAGAATCCAGAAATATTTGATAAAGAAGGTATAATGAAAAGGTCAGGGGAAATAGAACAATTACAAGGATTAAATGCTCAATTACAAGAGCAATTAAAAGAATTGCAAGGAGACTTGCAAACCGCCCGAAGGGAGTCAGTTGCTGACAGAAAACGAGTTGAGGTTCAAAAGTTTAAATCTAAACTCGGTAATGTAGCATCAGACGCCAGAGCTGATAAGAGAATAAATGCCAACGAACTAACAACAAAAGTGAAGCTCGAATCGGAAAGATTACAAAATGCTATCGCACGCCAGCAAGATGCTATGCTCGGTAGTATGAGTAGTCCTGTTCCAGAAGATGACGAGACATTTTAAAAAAAGGAAAACAATATGGCTGAAGCTAATGCAGATGCTGTCGTAGAGCAGCAAATCGAACAAGAACAGGAAACATCCGCAAACATAGATGGACAGGAGTTTGTAGAAGAACAACAAGTTGAGTCTAATCCGCTAGAGGATGAGGTAAAGAAATGGCAGTCAATGTATGACAAAGCAAGTGCAGATAATGCAAAGTTGCAATCGTCCATTACAGAGTACCTCAGTATACAACAGGAAAATCAAAAACAAACACCCCAACCAGAGCAGGTGCAAATGTCCGAGGACGAGTTTAACCCTTGGGATGCATACTACAAACCAGATTCAGCGTCATATAAGATGCGTACAGAAAGAGAACAACAACTAGTACACAGTGTAGTAGATAAAGAAATCGGACGTATGCAATCTGAAATGACAATGAATAACACACGGAACGAACTACGTAATAGTCACAATATGAATGACAATGACATTAATGAGTTTCTTGATTTTGTGTCACAACCAAAATCTAACGTACCAGTAGGTTCGTTAGTAAATCTTTGGCGTGAACAAACAGGAAAATCTATGTCAAGACAAACCGTACAAGTTCCACAAACGAAACAAGCGGCTCCACGTACAGCAGGAACTCAGAGTAATCAAGTTCCAGTACGTAAGTCGAACGAATCAAAAGCTTGGGACACTCTTATGGGAGCGTCTAAAGCTGGAAGATTGCCTTAACATAAACATAGCATAGGAGAATATTATGGCTATATCATACAACTCAGGTGGTTTAAAAGCATCTGACATTACAGCCTCGACTACAGCTAGTGATTCTGGCACAGGGACAGCCCCTGACCGTAGGCGGATTTATAACTTTGGCGATAGAGTACACGAACTGACTCCAGAAGAGTCACCGTTCTTTGTATATCTTAGTCAGATTAATAAAGTACCTACGGACGATTCAGTATTTCGTTACCTCGAAAATAGAAACCCAATTAACTGGACAAATAGAAGTTTTGCACTAGCAGCTACACCTAACGGTACTGATGCTGTTGTTGCTGGAACTTCTTATACTATGTCAGTTGATGATGCTGCTTCAAGTCCAGCATCTATTGATTGGTTACAAAAAGGTATGGTATTTGCAGTTCAATCTGCGGATGCAGATACCGGAATGGGACAAGTAATTGTTCGTGTAGCCTCTGCTGTTACAGACCAAGGAGCATCTAGTTCTTTTACAGGACAAGTTGTTTCTATCTCTAACACAGGCCCAGCTGGCGCTGCTGTCTTAACAGATGCAGATGCTTGTCAGGTAATTGGTACTTCTTTTGAAGAAGGTTCTGGTGCGCCCGATGTTTTCTCAACAGAAATTGAAGATAATTATGGATATACTCAAATCTTTAAGACAGCTGCTGAGATGACTGGAACTGCATTGGCAACTCGATTCAGAGGTTACGAATACGAATGGAATCGTATTTGGTCAGAAAAACTACGTGAGCATAAAGTAGACATAGAAAGAGCAATGCTCTTTGGACAAAAAGCACGTGTTGGTGGAATCCAATATTCAGAAGGTATTATAGGTCATATTTTAAAAAATACAGACCCTGCACATATCAATGAGGCTTTTTCATACTCTTCAGGTAAGTCTTATTACAGAAGAGTAGCTGACTCAGAACTTACTTACGACAGACTATTAAGTGACCTTGAGGTTATTTTTGACCCTGCTCGTGGTAGTTCAAGTGATAAGTTAGTACTTTGTTCACTACCTGTTATTTCATTTTTTAATAAACTAGGTGATGGTGGATTCCTTGATGAATCAATAGGTCATAACTCTGGAGGATTTCCTTACGGACTTGAGTCTCGTACTGGTTCTTTTGGACATAAAGTTATGATGGTTGATACAGTTCACGGAACGCTTAACTTAGTTAAAGAGCCTCTATTCAGAGGTATCAGCTCAAGCTATATGCTTATGGCTGATATGAAGTACTTAATGTACAGACCTCTTATTGGAAATGGTTATAACAGAGATACTCAAATCGTAACAGACGTGCAGTCAAAAGACGAAGACTTAAGGAAAGATATGATTCTTACCGAAGCAGGTCTTGAAGTTTGTCTTCCTGAGTCTCACGCATTGTACGACTTGGAAGGAGTATAAGATGAGAAGTGATACAGCTAATAGCGCAAGTGGGAAGTTTGGTGGCAAAAAAGAAGGTGTGGTTTTTTTACCTGATTCTGCTACTATAGCTATCTCAGCAAATGACTCTGGTAAGATTCACGTCTGTCCAGACCTAACTGCCGATACTGTAATTTCATTACCAACAGCAGAAATTGGATTATCATACGAATTTTGGTATGGTGGAACAGCTGCTGATGTTCAAGATTGGTCAATTTCAACAGGTTCTAACAGCAATTTTTATGTTGGCGGACTTGTTCATCACGATACTGATGGTGAATTGGTTAATGTTGTAGATTCAGATAACGATAGTAATTCGCTTTTAGGAGTTATTACTCCTATAGCAGGTACTAAAGTTCATATGGTCTGTGATGGAGTACAGTGGTACGTTAATGGTAATGTAATTTCTGCTACTAACACAGCAGTTACATTTGGCGATGCTTAATAATCCGAATACATAAGGATAACAGTTTAATAGTACTGTGGGGAGATTCAATAAAAGCTTCTCCCCAAAACTAAACTAAGGAATAGTATGAAAAAAAAATGTATAAATTGTGGTGAACCAAACAAAGAAGGATGGTTCTATTGTCGTAGTTGTGGGCAAAAAGCTTCAGAGCCTTTGTACTCTACTCAGTTTGTAATTAGAGAGGGAAACCCTTGGGCTACTGCAATACGTAAAGACCAAATAGATTTTAGAACTGAAGATATGGACACTTCAGTTAAGCGATTACAAAAACAAAAATGGGGAAATATAAAGTATGATGTATAAAAAACCAATAAAAAATAAACCGCCAGCAAAAAAGAAAAAAGTTTTACGTAAGAAAAAGAAAATGACTAAGAAGAAGTACGGATATTAATGGCAACATTTGAAGTACAAGTAGAAGGACTTACAGGTCTTTCGATAGATGGCAGTAGCGCACCTACTCAAAATGAGGTAACACAATTTTTAACTGATGGTGCTAAAGAAGTATTAAATGCATTACCTAGAAATAAACAAGAAATGTTCACTACTTCCAATAGCTTAAATGGTGGTGCTGGACTGGCTGAATTAGTATTACTAGGCTCAGAAGTATTTAGTGTAACTAGAGGTGATGGAACAATAAATCAACCTTGTAGAAGGATATCTCCAGCCTTAAGTGGCAGAGCTTTAGATTCTAGTGATATGATAGCAGCTTCAATTACTGACCCTGCTTACTATATAGAAAATAATGCATTAAAGATTATACCAACGCCTACAGGTTCCAACGTTGCAATTATAGAAACACTAGTGTACCCAACAGTAGCTTTTGGAGATTCTGTAATAGCAAAGTTTCCAGATGATGGAGAATACTTAGTATCACTATATGCCTCTATTAAATCTTTACAAAATAAAATAAGTAGTTTAATAAAATCAGACTTAAGTATATCTGCATCTGCACCTAGCGCTCCTAGTTTAGCAACTCTATCA